CCAGATGTTAGTTCCCTCGACGCCTCCAAGGCCATCAGGTCCATACCACTTGGGCTGGATGTAGAAGCCTTCGCTGTTGTTCTGGGTGTAGGTGTATCGTCTCATGCTTGTATTATACCAGATCCTGCTCAGGATGCAAGGGGAAAATAAAAAAACTTCCTCGGAAAATATCGCGTGATTGGGACTCCTGGGTCTGTTTTACGCACCCATAGATAGGGACTCCTAATACTTATTGGACAACTCTAAACTAAACTCTAAACTAAACTCTAAACTAAACTCTAAACTAAACTCTAAACCAAATTCTAAACTAAATTCTAAGGGACTCCTACTAAATAGTTTTAGGGGGACGGGATAAAAAATAAAAAAAGGTGAGAAGAAAGAATAAAGGATTCAGGAACAAAGACCCTAGATACTTTGACAAGCTTGCGAATATCAAAAAAGGTCTTCGCTGGTTTTTTACAAGAGAATCAAAGAAAAAATTTGGAGTAGAGAATGGATCACAAAGAAAGAATTCGCCTAAAGGCCGAGGCAAGACTCGCTAGACTTAGACCAAATACGGGCCATGCTAGAAATCTTCGACGCAAGCTTGGAATCTCTGGGACTCCTGTTCCTGTCGAGCCTGTGGTAGAAGAGGTGGTTGAGGCTCCAAAGCCTAAAGCTGTCAAGAAGCCTCGCAAGACCCGTACTGAAACAAAAGAACAATAGCCGCTGTTGGGCAGTGTTACGCTCTTTCGTGCTATTGAACTTCGCTACCGCTCCCTACTGTCTTCTGTGTTGGCAGTAGGGAGCCCTTTTATACCTCTTTGATGATCCAGGCAGGCAAAAATTCGACGCCTCCGACTCTATTTGCGAACTCATGACGGTGGTTTCCGTCAATAACTTCTAGGAGGCCGTCAGATGTTTGGTAGACTAGTAGAGGATCTACCTTAGTCACATCCCAGAACTCATCTTTGATAGGTCTTACGGGCTGAAGATACCTAATCAGATTCTTCAGAGGCACAGAATCGTCGTATCTCATCTCGAAAATGGGCTTAGAGTACATTGTAGCGATGCGATATTGCTGTAAGCACTCGTCATAGTTCACCCAATCCCCTACAAATATCAGGTAACTCGCATTCTTGATTAGCTCTTGGCGCTCATTTTCGGTTTTTCCGAAGCCATGCTCTATTTTTAGGTTCAGAGTGCGGTAATACTCCTCTGTATCCCGTCTGATTCTGTGTTCTAGTAAGCCTTGGATGCGCGAATGCAGGTAATCCTTGCACTTTTTTAGGAGTTCCTTCTCATTTTCTGGTCCGACTCCGTAGATGCTGACCGTATTTCTGATAATATCGTTGAATTTATCGTTCATTGGGTGCGGCCAACGGTTAGATTTGTTCTCTCCTCCAGTAAATGCGATGGGATTACTCATTTTATCTCTCAATTTTTATTGGAAGCTCATTATTCTGGATAAATGCGAGCCTATTCTTGTGCCAGGAGTCTCTTCCTACCAGTTCTCCTCTTGAATTGTGTAAAATATTCATGTCGAGCACCTTATTTGTGTACCCATTTTTGAATGCGGTAGTGGTATAGTGGATATCGTAGAAATCCCACTCGCCTTCAAAGTATTCTGGCTTGTCTAACCCGATATCTCGAACGACTTTTGCTTTTGCAGCTAGGAATAAGCCATCTAAAGCTACTACATCGTCTGGTGGTCCGTAGAAAGTTAGATACTCTCTCTGGTTTTGGTCTAAGTGAGATACTTTGCCTCTGTGAAGTCCTGCTCTCCATACTTCTTGATCCCACCAAACTGCATTAGGGGAAAGGTATGTGGTTCCTGCTGGTCCGACGAATCCAGTTTCTGGCAAACTACATAAAGCTTCAAGTTTTTTTGTAAATTCTTTTGGAGTGTCTCGGATTTCTACATCGTCATGACAAAAAATACAGATATCATCATCTTCTAGATTTGCTTTATCAAATGCGGTCTTATAGGCCCTAAATATAGATTTAGCTCCAGACATCAAGGATACTTGGACTCCACAACTAACCAGAAACTTTAGTAGTCGATCAGTTGTTTGAGTTACTTTATCTGCTGATCTAGTACATATAATAGCGTGTATAGACATATACTATTATATTAGAGAGGGATCACTTTTTTATGCAAAATCCAGAATTATTAGAAGAGTTCAAGAAGTGCTCTACAAATCCTGTGCATTTTATCTCGAAATATATCAAGGTTACTCACCCTGTTCGAGGTTTAGTTCCATTCCATTTGTATCCTTTCCAAGAACGCATTCTTGATGATCTTCAAAATCATAGATTCAATATTTTGCGAAAATTTAGACAGGCTGGGTGTACTACCATAGCTGCTGCATACTCTCTCTGGATGATTATTTTTCAGAAGCACAAGTCAGTTGTTATTCTATCCAAGGGTGATGCAGAATCTACTGAAGTTCTTGACCGTATCAAGTTGATGTATGATGAACTTCCTGAATTTTTGAAACCAGGGATTATTGAGGATAACAAGCACACTCTAAAACTAAAAACTAACTCAGTTATAAAATCAAGACCTTCTGGTAAGCAATCAGGTCGATCTCTTGCTGGGTCGTTTCTAATTATTGACGAGGCTGCTTTCATTGAAAATATTGATACAATTTGGGCTGCTGTGTACCCCATTATTTCAACTGGTGGTCGTGCATTCATTCTATCTACTGTAAATGGTATCGGTAACTGGTATCACGAAGTATATCAAAACTCTCTTGCTGGTACGAACTCATTTCATGCTATTGATATTCGTTGGCAAGAACATCCTGAATATAACTACACTCCTGGATTCGAGTCTCTTTACAAGGAGATGGAAGAAAAGGGACTTGACATTCATAAGTGGGAAGACACTACTAGGGCTAACATGCCCACAAAACAGTGGCTTCAAGAATATGAGTGTAGCTTCTTAGGAACTGGTGATACTTATGTTGAGGGTGAGATTCTCAAGAATATCTCCTCCCAAACTAGCGAAAAGTATTATACCAAGTATAACAACCGAATGCGTGTTTGGCAAGACCCAAATCCGCAGTATAGCTATTTGATTGCTTGTGATGTTTCTCTTGGACGGGATCGAGATTACTCTGCTTTCCATGTCATCAATTTATATAACGGTCAACAGGTAGCCGAGTTCTACTCCAATAGAACAGCTATCAATGATTTTGCTAAAATTATATTCAACGAGGGAACGCTATATAACATAGCTACTATTATCTGTGAACGGAACACGATTGGCAATAATCTCATTGATTGGCTCCATAATGTTCATGAATACGAAAACTTGTGGGAAGACGAAAAAGGAGATCTTGGTTTTCAGATTACCGCTAAAAATAGAGAAAGCATCCTAGCAGAACTAGAAGAAGCATTGAGAACAGATCTTATCAAAATCAATTCAACTAGAACCTGCGATGAGCTAATGACTTTTATTATATCTGATAGTGGAAAGCCTGAGGCCGAGAAGAATCATCATGATGATTTAGTCATGAGTCTAGCTTTAGCGGTCCATAGTTACAAAAACTTACTTGATTCGACCCCTATTGAGTTCGATTCTAGACTAAATAAAGATGAGGCTCCTCCACTGCCCCCATCAAAAATGTATAAGCACCGATTTGAAACTGAATTCGGTACTATCGCTGAGGAAGATTACAAATGGCTGACAAAGTAGAAGACAACATTGAAGAAAGCGGCTACACCACTTTTGGTGGAACTGAGAATAGGGCTGGGTCGTATTACACGCCTACAGGCCCAATAGGTAGATTCTTTGCAAAGTTTTTTGCCACCAAAGCTCAAATCCCTGCTGCTGCCTCGATTGATTCTAAAGTAGTTCCTGAAACTGGAGATACTGTAGTTTCCACAGAAGTTATCAAAGATTCTCCTATTGATGGTGGGCCTGCGGTTGGCGGTGTTAGTAGAAACCCAATTCTTCCTCAACTAGAACTAAATCGAAGACGCAGGTACAAAGACTACGAAGAGATGGATGAATATCCAGAAATTGGAGCAGCTTTTGATATTTACGCAGATGACTCTACTCAGAGGGGTCTTCGGGGAGAACGGTGGGCTATTAAATCTGAAAATGATATGGTTATTGATGAAGTTGAAAACTTTTTTGACACCATCCGTCTTGATAAACTTCTATGGGATATTATCAGAAATACTGTAAAGTATGGAGACTGTTTTACTGAGCTTATTCTTGATGTCAACAAACCACAAGAGGGTATCAAGAAAATCAAAATTCTAAATCCAAATTGGATCTTGCGTGTTGAGAACGAATTTGGATACTTGAAGAAATTTTTGCAAGAGATTCCAAATCAGGAAACTTTGCAATACTCTACAATCGGCCAATCACCACAAGATCGACCTGTCAAGTATATTGAGCTAGATAAAAATCAAATTGTTCACTTCAGACTTCACACCTCTGATCCAATCTTCTATCCTTATGGAAAATCAATTGCTGCTCTCTGCCATAGAGTGTTTAGGTCTCTCCGAATGATGGAAGAGGCTATGATGATCTACAGACTCTCTCGCGCTCCTGAGCGCAGAATTTTCTATGTGGATACAGGTAATCTTCCAACCTCTAAAGCAGAGATGTTTATTGAGCGTCTCAAGCAAAAGTTCAAGAAAGAGAAGTTCTACAACACTCCCAAAGGTACAGTGGATTCTAGATACAATCCCATGTCTATGGATGAAGATTTTTTTGTTCCCACTAAGAACGGTCGTGGTACAAAGATTGATACACTCCCTGGAGCCACTAACTTAGGTGAGATCGAAGATGTTCGCTACTACAGAGATAAGCTTCTAGCTGGTCTCAAGATTCCAAAAGACTACATTGTTGAGAAAGAACAGTCTCCAGAGCGTAAGGCTAACCTTTCACAACTAGATGTAAAGTTTGCTAGAACTATTCAGAGAGTTCAAGTGGATGTTGAAACTGGACTAGAAAATATGGCAAAACGCCACCTTCAACTTCGAGGTTATCCTGCTTCTGTAATCAAAAATCTAAAAATCAAATTACCAGAACCTTCTGATATGTCTGCAAAGCGAAAGCTTGATGTTGATGAGCAGAAGACCAGAGTAATTCAAGCTGTTCAAGGTCTAAACCTGTTTTCAAAAGAAAGTATTTATCGTGAATTCTATGACATGACTGAAGAAGATATTCGTAGAATGAAAGCTGAAATGGAAACAGAACAGCAGCAAGATCAGGAAGCCGCCCAACCCCAGACTGGTGCGGGTCCTGGACCTGGAGAGGCTGGAGGACAGGAGCCTGCCGAAAATATTCCTCCTACGGCCAATGAGAGCGTGGATGTTACCCACGCATTTGGATATATCAAAGAATGCGTATCCGATGAGCAGACTAAAGTAGTTCTAGATAGAATTATTCAAAAACAACAGCAAAAAGCAAAAAGCATAACCCCCAAAGAATCTATATAATTCGGGGACACCTAAGGGAGATAAAAAATGTTTTCTAATTTATTTGAAGAAAGAGATAAAACTATTACACACCTTGTAAAGCTTGGTGACTGCATTGGAAGATCACTTAGAGAGAATGTTAGCCTTTTCTCTATTGATAGCTCCAATTCTCAAGTATCCTATATTACGAATAGTGGTAAGGTTATTAGCGGAAAATACACTATTGGAGAAGATATCTCAATTGATAGAATCAAAGTTCAAGATACCTCAGTTTTCCAAGATGGAGAGGAATTTGATAATTTTGTAAACTCCAAAATTCACTCTTTTGTAGAAAGTGTTCACTATGGAGAATACGCCTCTGCTGACAGTTCTTTTGAGGATATTCTTTCTCTTTGGGAAAATAGACTAAAACTTTCTTCAATTCAAAATAGACTTATGGAGCAAAGTAATAAGCTTGCTAATATTGAGCGTATTATTGAATCTTCTGAGTTTCAAAAGCTTCTAGAAGTTACTCCTCAACTTGAGCAGTTTCTAAAAGAGAATTTAGAGAAAATTATTTCTGTACCTGAGATTCGTAATGGGGTCAACCTTTCTAATGCTGTTTCTAATGCTTTCAATTTTCCTCATCTTACTTTAGAAGAGCTTGAAGAAAAAAGATCATATACTCTAAAGAATGGCATCAATGAGTCGATATATGAGATGATCTGCCGTCAAGAGTTAGTCAAACGAGAGCTTCTTGAGTCAAAGAAGAGTTTTGATACTGTCTGGGCTGATAACGCTTCTATTCGCAAGCTCGCCAGCATGATCTTTGAAAGTGACGAAGCTGTTGTTGGTGCTCTGTCTGAGGCTCTGAAAGAAGTCCCCTACCTATCTCTCGCTTCTAAGCGTAGCCTCTTCAACACTTTCACTAACTGCCTTGCAAACGCTGATGGTATTGGGGTCTCCGAGAAGGATATCCAAAACTATGCTTCTAAGATTTTTGAATTCAAAAAGGAAGTAAAAGAGGTCTTCATTGAAACCATCAATGAGAAGTATGGTGTCAACATCCAAAATCTTCAAGATCCTGCCTCTTTCAAGAGTCTGGCTAATACTCAGGTAGTTATTTTTGAAGCACTTTCTCGTCTTGCCCCAAAGGGCTCAGTTCTCAAAGAAGTTCTTTCTGAGATGGCTTACTGTCTCAAGAGTAAATCAGGGGTTGAATGCATTGATGTAAACGACTTCCTTATGGAGATGTTTATGTCAGTCGGTTACGACTGTGTGCTTGAGGAAGCTGAGGCTGGTGAGCTTCCAAAAATAAACTTCAAAAGAGTTAGCAAAGATCTGATTGATATTCAAGATCTAGTCATGACTCTAAAGCAGAAGGTGATGGATCAAGAATATCCAAGTGATGAGAACCTTGCCCCAGAGGAGGCTCCAGAAGCTCCTCCAGAGGAGACAGTTCCAGAGCCACCAGCAGAGCCCCCTGTACCAGAAGCAGCCCCAGAAGAGGCCCCAGAGGAAGCTCCAGAGGCTGCTCCAGAACCCCAGGCTCAAGATGATGTCGTAAATGATTTAGCTGATCTAGAAAGCATGGTTGCTGATATCGCTGCTGAGTTAGGAATGGACTCCCCCGAAGGCGAAGAGGAGGAAACTGAATAATGGAAACTCAGTTTAGGCCATATACTTTAGTTGCTACATTAGATACAACTACAGCATCCTCTATTGAACTAAGAGACACAAATAATGATTTGCTAGACTGCAATTACATTAGTATCGAGTGCTCTGGTGGAAATAATAATTTCTTTGCTATAAGCTATGACGCTCCAAATATTGTCACTCCTGCTGCAAACCAGTCTACTGCTAACTCCTTGATTGGAGATACTAGTGGTATAACAGGAGGAATAGGTAAGAGTAATGGCGGTATAGTTGAGCTACTGTTATCTGATGCAGATAGAGTTAATACTATTAAATTGAGTCAGGCTACCAATCAAGCACAATTGTATATTATTACTTATGCACAAATTCAAACAGGTAATTCTCTAAGAGATAATCTAAGACCCATAGGTAGCTAATGGAAACAGTTAGAACTTACAGTTTAATTTTCAGTGGAGGTGATAACCAAACATCTTCTATTGAACTAAGAGATTCTGCTAATGAATTATTAGATTGTAACTATGTTTCATTTGCGGCATCTGGAAATACTGCGGGCGATGGTAGGCAGCAGAGAATGTTTGTCTCCTTTGATGCGGATAGTATTCAAACACCTCTGGAGAATCAATCCACTGCTAATAATAGCTTAGGGGATACTAGCGGTATTACTGGGCTGGCATCTCCAACCTTAGTAGCAGAAACTAGAGAATTTGCTTTTTCTGATAAGGATAGAGTAAATACAGTTAAAGTTAGTTTGTTCAATACCGCTCCAGTAATTGTAATAATTACTTATGGGCAAGTCCAAAAAGCAAATATATCAAGAAAAAATAATAGACCTATTGGTAGGTAATTATGAAGTTTTCAAAATTTAGTTTATTTTCTAGAAATGCAACATTAAAAATGGCTAGAAGCACCAATGTAAGAAGAAGACCAGTAGTAAATACTGGATCTTGTTTTTTTGCAGTTGATAGAACAAACTATATTCTTGTTGAAACTACTTTTACTGGAACAGAAGCTAATGATTGGAACTGTGTTGTTGTTAAGTTAAATGATTCTGGTAGAGTAGCTTTTAGACTATATGATCCTGCTGGCTCTACTATAGGTACAGTAATAGCCCTTACTGGATATGCAGGACTAGTAACTGAGGTAAATAATAACGCAACAATTAATAGATATGTGAAGCTGACTCTTGCTGGATCTATTGCTAATACTCAGGCTTTTTCTGCGGATCTGACTGATGTTACTTTTTTTAATGGGGGCCAAGGATGACTGAATATAAATCTGTTATTGTTGTTCAAACAAATGAAGCGGGACAACCTACAAATCTTCTATCTCTAGAGGATGGCGATACCATTTCTAATGATATCCTCTCTCCAAGTGTAAGAGGAGCAGCCTCAGCAGTAGAGAGTGTATCTGCTACTGTTTATAATAATTCAGCAACATGGGAGTCCGCAGGTGCCCCTTCTGCGGAGGGTTTTGAAAACTGGAATTCTGCGTATATTGATATTGTTGGTTTCAAAAATTCCTCGGGTGTTCTTGCTAAAAAAGACACAATTGATTCAGATACTCTTATTGATAATAATGTTGTTACTACGGATAAGATCGCTAATGATGCAGTTACTAATGCAAAAATCGGAGCTAATGCTGTTGGAACTACAGAGATCGCTAATGGTGCTATAACCACGGCGAAAATTGCAGACGGTAATGTTACTAATGCTAAAATAGGAGCTAATGCTGTTGGAACTTCTGAAATATCAGATAATTCTATAACTACGGCTAAAATTCTCGATGGTGCAGTTACTAATGCTAAAATAGGGTCTAATGCTGTTGATACTGATGAAATAAATGCAGGAGCTGTAACTGAAGCTAAGATTGCTAATGATGCAGTTACTAATGCTAAAATAGGGTCTAATGCTGTTGATACTGATGAAATAAATGCAGGAGCTGTAACTACGGCTAAAATTCTCGATGGTGCAGTTACTAATGCTAAAATAGGGTCTAATGCTGTTGATACTACTGAGTTAGCTAATGATGCTGTTACTACGGCTAAAATTGCAGATAGTAATGTAACACTTGCTAAAATAGCTGATATTTCTAATAATACAATTTTAGGTAATAATACTGGAGGTGATGCTCCTCCTGCTGCTCTAACTGATACTCAAGTTAGGGCGGTAATCAACGCTGCTGACGCAGATACTGTTGATGATTTAGTAACTGCTTTGTACATTGCAGATGATGCAGTTTACTATCCGAGTGGACTTAGAGTAGGTTCTAGTGGAATAGCTTTTGATATAACTGCTACTGAAATTTCTAATAATGAATATTATGGGTACAACGCTACTACAGAAAAATTTGAGTTAGTACAACCCCCACTAGTAAATGATAATGGTGCTATAAAAATAAATCCCGCTGAGGCTATTGAAGAGGTTATATTAAATGATACTAATTTAAGTCTATCATTTGGTTCTCAACAAACATTTACACCGTCTTCAAACACTTTTGCTACTAGAAATATTCTAGTAGGTAATGAACTAAGTTCAGGACCTGAATGTGTTTTTAATCTAGAAGGATCTACTATATGGGCTAGTGGATCGGTTCTAAGTGCTGGATCAGGATGTAATATTACTCTTAGAGGAGACAAGTTCTTCTATGGTCCAACTAACATTTATGGACCTTTAGGAACAGATTTAGATTTAGATCGTAATAACCTGATTGATGTCAATAATGTAACTACTGCTAATGCCCCCTTAACCCTTCAAGTAACTGGTTCAGTTACTGCTGGTAATCTAAATATAAAAAATACAGCTACGGGTATAGGACCATCTTATGGTGCTATAAATGTTGAAGCAGTTGGTAATGTTTCTGTAAGCGCAGGAGATACAGTAGATATAACTGCTCCAACTGTAAATCTAGATGGAACAGGATTATTCGGCCTTAGTGGTGGTGCTGTTCAAATTGAAGCAACAAGCACTTTTGTAACCATTGACTCTAATGCTTACTTAAATATAACTGCTGGAACAAATCTTAATCTAAATTCAGCCGACAATGGAACTCAATCTGTAAATATTGATGGGTGTCCATTTCCTAATCCCTTCTATCAGGTGAGAGCTA